TACATGGCAGACAATGTGTGGTCTAGATGGATTCGATTTAGATGTACAGTTCAAAACTATCTGGATGGCGAAGAATACATGGATCAACCTGTTATAAATATTGATATCGATGCTAGTGCGATAGATAATTATGATGAAACAACTGATATATATAGTGAAACTCTAGGTGGACCAGATTCACCAGATATAAGGAGAAGCAATGGAACCTAGTGAATTAGAGCTTAAACAAAAAATTAAAGAGATGGAGCAGCAGAAAAGAAAGGTAGAATCTCCGGCTAATGAGCTAGTTACCTTTGACACTTGGTTTCATAAGAGAAAAGACTCCATACCTAGTCGTCACATGAAGGAAATACTTTTTGCTGACTTTTCTGCTAGAGGACTGAAGGGGGCTGCAACAATGGAACAGTTCGATAAGGCTCTGGCCCTTTATGGGGTAAAACTTAAGTAAATATACATGTTATAATATAATTAATGCAATGAAACTGATTAGGAGAGACTAACATGGCAATTAATGTATCATTCAACGGTTCTACGATCTATAAGCCAGGTGCTTACTCTAGAACTACAATAGATCTTGGCGGCGGATTTCCACTTGGTCCTGCTGGTATAGTAGCCATTTTTGGTGAATCAACTAAAGGAAAACCCGGTAGCGAAGAAATTATCGCAAATAATGTATTTAATGCTAATCAGATAGCACAAGTTCGTCAAAAGTACGGATCTGGTCCTATTGTTGATGCCATGAACTTCTTGTTTGCTCCAGCTTCTGATGGAGCTATTCCAAGCGGTGCTCAAGCTGTGTACATCTATAAAACAAATGATTCAACTAGAGCGTCAATTGCTTTAGCTAATTCATTCGGTACTGTTAGATCTCTAGAGCATGGTGTTGGTGGTAACACTATTACATTCTCTGCTTCTGAAGTTTCTGAGGTTGCACCGTCATTGTCATCTTCTTCTGCATTTGATGAAGCAGCAATCGCTGCTGGTTCATTCGATATTTTCGTAAACGGTGTTAAATCTACTGTTGCTGTTGCTGGCGGTTATGCTGATAAAGCAGCTCTAGTTGCGGATGCCGCTTCGTGGTCGGTAGATGATGTATCTTTTGTAGTTGGTGGCGCAGATGGTGCTTGTACTTTACAAGTTTCAATTGATGCTGACGCACAAGCTGCTAGAAAGGGTTGGGGAAAATCAATTCAATTAGCAGATGGTTCTGGCGCTCCTCTTGCTGCAATGAACATGTCTGAAGATATGGAAGTTTCTTCTGTTGAATCAGCTATGACAGTTACAATTAAACAAACAAGAGATCTTCTTCAAGAACAAGACACTATCGGTGGTAACGTTGTTCTAGAAGTTGGTTACAGCGGTGCTCAAGCTGCAGCAAGCATAGAAATCACAGATACGCAAGTCATATTGACTGCTGGTGCATCTATCTCTATCGACAAAAGCTCATACCCAACACTTAGTCAATTAGTTAACGCTATCAACCTTAATCCAGGATGGAAAGCCGCTCTAACTAGTTCACTATATAATTCAATTTCGCCTAAGATGCTTGATCAAGTTGACGTAGGCGCTAAATCACCTGACGCAGAAACTAGCAAGCCAGCAAGAATCAAGAAAGATTCTGGTGAAGCTGCTCAGCTATTTGCAGAATCTGCTATCGTTGATATTGCAGATCAATCTTCTGCTGGATTAATGGATGCAATGTCTGAAGCTGCTTTGACTGGTGGAACACTTGGATCAACAACATCTGCAGACATCGTAGATGCACTAGCTGCTCTTGAAGGTGTTCGAGTTAATGCAGTAGTTCCTCTATTCTCTAGAGATGCTATCATTGATTCCGACACTGCTACGGGCGACGTTGCTGATAATCTTACTGATGTCGCTTCATCATATACAATATTAGGTATTCATCAAGCTGTTAAAACTCACTGCAGCTTAATGAGCACAACTAAAAATAGAAGCGAAAGACAGGGTTACCTTTCTTATAAGAACGACTTCGTCTCTTGTAGAGAAAGAGCGTCACTTCTTGCTGATGCAAGAATGCAGCTTGCAATTCAAGATATTCGCAATATCGATTCTCAAGGAAACATCAAGTGGTTTCAACCATGGGCTCAAGCTTGTATGCTTGCTGGTGCTCGTTCTGGTTCTCCAGTTGGTACTCCACTAACATTCAAATTCTTCAACGCAGTTGGAATCAGACAAACTGAACAGTCTATGTCTACGTCAGAAGAAGATATCATTGCTGATTTTAATCCTAATACAGATGCTGATATTGCTATTCAAAGCGGTATTTCGTTCTTCGAAGCTCCTCAGTTGGGTGGAATAAGATGTGTCCTAGATAATACAACTTATCAAAAAGATGGTAACTGGGTTTACAACAGAGGTAACGTACTTTACGCTGCTGACATTTTAGCGTTTGATTTCAGAAATCAAATGGAGAATCTATATGTTGGTAAGAAAAATACAGTTAAAGCGAGTGAAATTAAATCAACAGCTTCTACTATACTAGATACATATCTAGCGCAAGGTATTACTGTCTCTTCTAATGGCGCACCAAATGGCTATAAAGATCTTATTGTAAGTGTTAACGGTAATGTTATCAATATTAGCGTTACTGTAGTTCTTGTTGAAGGTATTGACTTTGTATTAAGTGATATCACAATTACAAGAGCACAATCACAAGCTTAATAGTATAATAAAAAGGTCGACGTACGTCGACCTTTTAACACTAAGAGGATCAATGAAAAAGCTATTAGAATTAGAAAAAAGACTTAGAGAAGCTAAGCAAGAGCTTGAGAAAGCAAAATCAGATAAAGGCTTATCTAACGATGAAAAGATAGCAGCAAGACAAGAAAGAAATGTCCGCACTCCAAGTAAGAATAAGAAGACTATGGTTGGTTCTCCAAAAGAAACTAAAATGCCAGAGCAAACTTTCTTATCTGGCATGAAAGAGATAATTGAAGAAGAGAAGAAAAAACCTCAAGAAAAATTAGCAGCTTCTCTAGAAGGTAGAGCTTCAGAGAATGAAGAATTATCTAAGACTTTAGATGAGACTATCGATAGACTGTTAGAGAAAACATCAGGTCTTAATAAGATCATGTCTTCTGGAACAACTCAGGCTGGAAGCGTCAATTCGACTGGCGGTTCATCTCTTGCATCTCAGATCGGATTTGGTAAAGGCGAAGATAAGAAATTAGTCGGTGGTCAAAAAGAACTAGATGCAGATAAAGATGGCGATATCGAAGCTGATGATCTAGCTGCCTTAAGAGAAAAAAAGAAGAAGAAGATGGATAAGGCCGAACACGAAGACGAGAAAGAAGACAAGGAGCTTATAGCTGAGGCACTAGATCGTCACAATGAAAAAAAGCATGGTGAAAAGAAAAGTGTTGATTCTGCTAAAAAAGAAATATTCAAAACTTTAGCTAATGGTCAATGGTCTATGCATAAAGCAGACGACATTGAGACTATGTTTCCAGCTTCTAAAAACTTTCCTAAAGAAAAGCCTGCTAAAGAAGCTAAAGAGCCAAAAGAAGATCAGCCAAAGATAGAGACAGAGGAAATGTTCCCTGAATCTAAGAGATTCCCTAAAGAAGGCGAAAAGAAACTAAGTAAAGGTCTTGGCGCTAAGCTAGAAGAAAGCTCATGGAGAAGAGGAAAAGACAAGTCTATGGCAACTAGACAGCCAGCAAAAGTTACAGATGTAAAATCTGGTGAAACTAAGATGGTTTCTCCAGGTGAGCAAGTCACTCAAGCAAAGGTTGCTAGAGCTTCAAGTAAGTCTGAGGCAAAAATGAAAGGTGAAGCTGCTGCAGCAGCTAGGCGTGCCAAAATGAAATCAGAGGCCGCAGCCGAAAAAAAATAAGAAACCTTAAAACCCTCTTTTCAGAGGGTTTTTTGTTTAGCCCCATAAATGATACAATATATTTGGTTACATAAGTAACCGTTAAAAAATTCTAGGTAAGTGGAACCGAACCACAAGGAGATTTATGTCAGGATTAAAACCGTCTTTTGTAACAGGTGCAAATGCTAAGATTAAGCTTGCAGGAAAGACAATGGCTTACGCACAAGATGTTAGCTATGCAGTTACAGTTTCTACAATCCCTGTTGAGACCATGGGTCGATATGAGGTTGTTAATCATGAGCCAGTTGCTTATTTCGTAGAAGGAACTCTGTCGGTTGTTAGATATACTAAGAACAGTTCTGCTATGGCAGGATCATCAGATGACGGCAACTCTACTAATAAATGGGGCGGTGCTACTGATTCCATTGGCAAACCTGACCTAATGTTTAATCCAGGTCGACTAACTGCTTCTTCTACATTTGATGTAGATATATTTCAAAAAGGTACAGCAGAAGACATAAGTGTTGTAAAATTAAGAGACTGCAGATTCACTAGTAAAGGTGGTCAGCTAGATAAGCGTGGAATCTTAGTTGAAAGATTCGCATTTAACGCAATATACCTAGATGACGAAGGTACTTCTGTAAGCGGATCCGGAGATGAGGATCTAGCTTAATAAACGAAAGGGCGTAGATGTCCGGCAAAAAACCATTGTTTTTAACTGGTGCAAATGCCAAGATCAAAGTTAACGGCGTGACCTTGGCATATGCAGTAGATTTAAGTTATTCAATAAGAGTAGAGCACGCCACACCGACTGTGTTGGGGATGTACGAGGCTAGTTCAGTTGAGCCTATAAGCTATTCTGTAACTGGTACATTTACTGTGGTTAGGTATGTAGCTGAAATGCATGAAAAAACTGGCGGAAACGCTGGTACCTCTAAAAAGGGAAACGGTGCTGGAACTTGGGGCGGAGATGCTGGTCTACTAAAGACGACTGGTAGAGCCTATGAAAGCTTTGTTCCTTCTAAGCTAAGCACATCTTCTTCGTTCTCAATAGAGATATTTCAGAAATACAACGGTGGCTCTATGCCTGTAGCCAAAATAAGAGACGCACGCATAACTGCCAGCGATTTTCAAATTGACAAGAAGAGCACTGCAATGCAGAGATTCTCTTTTACTGCCCTTTATGCAGACGAGGACAGCTTTATCGCTGACTTCTCTGGTGATGGCCAACAATTCTCATAGGTGAAGTATGTCTGGAGAAAATAAGTTAGAGTCAGGCAGCGGTCTTAATTTAGCAGACAATCTAGCCTCAAATCTTGGTGTGTTCTCTATAAAACCTATAGCTAAGTACTTAAGTGGTGCAAGATGTACTCTTAAGGTTGGCGGTAGGATCATAGGGTTTGCTTTCTCTGTATCTTGGACTGTAGAGACCAAAGTGACAGAAATACTAACTATAGACAACTATGAACCTCACGAGTTAGCACCATCTCGTATAGACGTTCACGGAAGTATATCTGGATTTAGGGTACCTGGATCTGGTCCTGGGCAGCTATATATGCAATCAGATGTATTAAACTTCTTACATCAGCCATACATTGAAATAGAGGTTAGAGATTCTCAGACTGATGAGATTATCTTCATGACTAAGAGAGCAATGATAACAAATAGACAAGAAGCCATAAAAACTAATAGCTTAGCTGAATTAACTTTACAGTTTAAGGCAATAGGCTTTAGAGACGAGTTGACGCCAGAACCACCTAAAACATTGTAAGTATATAAATTATATTTTGATACTCTTGGTATAATGTCCTTAAATATAAGGAGCTACAATGGATCTTCCTAAAAATGAAAAATCTTTCGCACTAGATCATATTGGACAAACAACTGGCAAGAAATATCAAGGTACATTTACAGTTAAATGTGCTTTAAGCATGGCAGATAAAAGAAAGCTAGAAATTGAAAAAACTAGTCTTTCTGCTGACTTCAATAACCCAACTGCAGAACTCGCTGCAATCTCATCAATTATTGCAAATCTAAGAGTTAAAGTCATAGATGGACCGGACTGGTTTAAGCAATCTATTAGAAGCTTAGATATTCTAGACGAGGACGTGTATCTAGAGATTTTCGATAAGTGCTTTGAAAAAAGTGAAGAATGGCTAAATGAAGTTAAAGCCAAATCTTTAGGTGAAGAAGTGGGAAACTAGAGGCCGGTGAACTAGACCGGCTATCGATCCTAGATGCCATAAAAGACATAACAGACAAAGCAGCAAAAACGCCAATAGACGATGAACGATCTACTGAATTGTATTTACGTAGTTGGTGGTCTAAATTTTACAATAAACCCCTCAAAGATCCTATCCTAGATCAATACACTGTCTATGAGCTAATGTATGAATTTTACGATAAAATATCACGTAAAGTTGCAGAAGAAGAAAGAGCTGGGCAAGAAGCTGATAAAATAGAAGATAAGAAAATAGACGACACGCTTAAGTGGATCGAAGAGGAAGAGCGCAAGGAGCAAGAACTGAGCGCTAAGAAGTCAAGTGATGCACCTAAAGAGTCTTCTGTAGACGACGAAAAATGGATGCTGGAGCAGCTTAAGAAGCAGCACGGTGATGACTTTGGGGAAGACATAGATCTTAAATTTTAGGTAAATTATGGCAGACGAAAATAAGAGCAATCGACCAGTTAACTCATCTGAAAAACCTGTAAATAAAATTTACGAGACAACTGCCGAATCAATAGAGAGAAGCTTGGTTGCAGGACTTGAGACTGCGCATCAAGACGTAGAAGAGAATATTCGGAAAAAGGGTATAGTAAATCCGCAACAGCAAAGAATGATGAGAGCTCAGGCTCACGGTGCAGAAAAGAAAAAAGCGTCAAGATTACTAAATACGTTAGCATCGCCTAGCAGAATACAAAGTGAAGTGGCAACCCTAGCTCACCAAGAGGCAACCAGAAGAAATGTGTCTGGTTCGTCATTGATGGGTATGTCAGACTATCTTCTTGAACAAGGCTATCAAGAAGATATGCTCCGAGCAAATGAACACAGAATGAAGGTAGCTAATTCAGTCAAAACGGCAAATATAAGCAGCGGTGGGTCTCCTCAGCTAAGCACTGCTTATCGCGAAGATTTAGCAGCGGGTGGATTTTACGCACAAGAAGCCGCTAAGAAAAAAGCAGCAATTAATGAGAGAAGAAGAACCGGCATAAGTGATGTTAAAGTTGAATCTGCAATACAAGAAACACGAGATAGACGATCTGTCTTTACGCAAGATGAAGCCCTTAAGCGGCAGATTAGTGAGAACAAGTTATCAAGAAAAGATCTTGAGTCTCAGTATGAATCAACATATTCGAAATTTGAAAAAATGGAGCGAGGGCGAGGTAAGTTAGCAACTCGCGCAGAGCAAATAATGGCAGAAAAGTCATTAAGAGAACAGGCGCTAAATCAAACTGTCGAAGAGCAGAAGATGTTACACGGCGGTAACAAGAGCGCTGCAGACATAATAAAAGATTCTCCTGCTTTACAGGCTGCACAGAAAGAGATTGAAAAACTAGAGAAAAATTTAGAAAGTGTTGGTAAGGCTGCAGCAAATGCAGATAAAGAATTACTTGGATACAATCAAGAGCTCTCTAAACAAGAAAGAATGCTTAAGTCAATGCCAAGAGGCGGAGTTGGTGGATTCATGCAAGGTGGTGGCGGTGATGCTATCATAGAAGCCATGGGTACTGCATCTCAATTATATAGAAGCCAAATGGTTGGCGTGCCAATGCGCGAAGAGAGAGCAAAAGCCGGTATTGCTAATTTAGCGTTAAGTAGATATAATAGACAGTTTGCAGCCACGCAAGGTGACATGGGTGCTTACTATGAGATATTGCAAGACAGAGG